CGGAACGATGCCGTTCTTCTTCGGTTCGATGGTCAGGTACGCGCCGGTCTTGCTGCCCTTGTAAAGCAACTCGTAGTCGGGAATCACCGTGATGCCGATGGGCTTTGCGGTCGGGCAGCGGTACCGCATCTGGCGGATGTTCAGGTTAGAGCCGTAGGCAAGGTAGTACTTTTTTTCCATGTCAATCGTCCTTTCCGAAGGAAGTCTCCTTCTACCACCCTGAGCCGCCCGTAGGCGGCAGGTGGGGAAAGGCGGCGGTTACTTTTCCGCCTTGCCCAGTTCGTATGCCTTGCGAAGCATCTCTCGGATGCCCCAGACGCTCACCTCCGGGAAGTCCTCGGTGTCGTTCCAGCGTGTGTCCAGCCCGCCGCGCTGTTCCAGTGCGTAGTCCGCTTTCATTGCGATCTGCTCCAGCTTCTTGTCGTTTTCCGTTCCCCATTCGATGTTGCTCATTGCTCGTTCCTCCGTGTTTTGTTTTCCGGTCGTTTTCCGTTCCGGTAGTCACATATTAACTCTTTTCGGGGATAATAGCAAGCCGCTAAATGTACAAAACATCGCTGGGGAAAATGTGCCGTTCTTTGTGTAGAATATGCCTTGCCGCTGTTTGCGCCGTGTGCGCCCGTGTGCGGGCTTTCACCGAAAGGGGCAGTTACTTGGAGGATACCCGTCCCGCCCCACACGGGGCAACGTGGGCGCTGTGTGCGGCTTTTCCGGATTCCGCCAAACCGCCCGTGGTGGGCGGTCGGCGGCTCGGCAGGCTCAAGGTCTGCCGAATCGGAAGGCGTTATCGCCGGTAAGGTTCTGCGTCAGGGTTTCTCTTGCGGTGGCGAACTCGTCGCCAATGAAGCCCATTCTCATCAGCCAAGTCCGCATCGCGAACTTTTTGTTTTCCTTCTGCTGTTCCTTCGGGCTTGCGCTGCGCAGGTCTTTTGCCATCTGGCTCATTGCAAGGCAAAGCTGAATGTAGCTCTTGAGCTTGCCTGCATGAAGCCCGTTCTGCTTTCCGTTTGCGGGCTTGTCGAACTGGAAAAGGCGGAATTCAATCGTGCCCTTTGTGAAGGTGGCGTGGAGGTTCAGCATATGGTAGCGGCTGTCGTTGTAGTGGTGGGTTCTGCCGTAGTCGCATCCCTGTGCGCCGTACCAGATGTCTGCAAGCTGCGCCATCGTGGTGGGCTTCTTCTTGTTGAGCTGCTGCAGGAAATTCGGGTTTACCGTTCTGCAGTAGCGGTTCATACGGCTGCTGTCAACCTTGATTGCTTCGGCGATCAGCGTTTCGTGGCTTGCCATCAGGTTTGCGAGGTTTCGCAGGCTCTGCGGTGTGTGTCCCGCTACGCCGATGTGAATGTGAACTCCGCAGCCTCTGGTGTAGTCGCTCTTTGCGCCCGCCTTGCGAAGGCGTCTGATCAGCTCCTGCAGGGTTTCGATGTCCTCGTAGTGCAGGATCGGTGTGACCAGTTCGCACTTTTCGCTGTCCGGTCCGCTGATGCTGCAGTCGCGCTGGAATTTCCACTCGCGTCCCTGTGCGTCCCAGGCGCTGTAGGTTTCGTAGCCGTTGCGGTGTGCGGTGTACTCGCTGCGGTTTGTGCCGAAGAACTCGGCGGCGAGCTTTGCGGCAGCCTTGCGGGTGATGTTGTTCATCTCAACCTCAACCCCGATCGTCTGCTCCTTCATTCTGTTGATCTGTGCCTGTGTCTTTGCGTTCATGGTGGTATCCTCCTGTTTGGTTTTTGGTGTGTTTTCCCTTTCGGTAGTCACATATTAACTCTAAACCGAGGATATATCAAGCCGCTAAAACCACAGAATATCGAGGAAAATACAGCCTCGATGATTGTGTATTGTACACCCTTGACTTACTTGCAATCGTGTGGTAATATGGGGTACGATGGAATAGGTTCTCACATTTTCCGGCGCCCCCGGAGGCTGTAAAATCAGCCGCCGGGAATGACCTCGAACTCATCTGCGCCTTCGATCAGCGCAAGACTTCTGCCGTTGTCCCACTTCATATGAATGTTGCCGGCGTCGTCGATGATCGCAACCGAACCGGTCGTACCGGGCGGCACTGGCGCGATGTCGTCCGCCATGCGAATCAGGCGTATTCTGGTGCCTGCGGGATAACGCTCCCGCAGGGCTTTCAGTTCAGCGTCATTCGGAAACCGCATCGTCGGCACCTCCTTCAGGCTTGCCGTGACGGAAGGCGGAACTTCCGGTCAGGTTGCGGAGAAGTACCTTGCGGGCTGCCTTGTAGTCTGCACCGATCATACCGAGGCGCAGGAGGAAGCAGCGGAATGCGTACTTCTCGTTGTCGCTGGCATCGGGCTTGTTGACCACACGCTGCAGGTTCTTTGCGAACTCACAGAGAGCGGTAATGAAGCGGGCGTAGGCATCGCCGTCACCATCCTTCTCGACCGTGAACCACGGGAACTCGACCGTTTCCTCACACTCGTTGACCGCAAGGCTCTCCGTGTTCAGCGCGTGCTTCAGGAGCGTTTCCTTGTTGGCGATGAGCTGGAGCAGATTATTCATCGACTGCTCCGTGAAGAAGTCTCGCGGCATCGAGATTGTCAGCGCCACCGGCTCGTCCTCTGCGGTGTAGCCTGCCTTCTGCAATTTACTCCGGATGTCGTCCGGAAGCTCATCGCCGTGCAGCACCGCTTCCTTGTCGAGGGTGTATGCTCCGATCTGGTATCCGCAGCTCGGAACGCCGAGGTACTTCACCTCGCTGCCGGTCAGCTCACCGATCTTCTGCGCCAGTGCCTTGCGCTGGCTCTTTTCAATATTGAATCTGATATTCATGATGTGACCTCCTGTTTTTCACCGCTTGCTGCGGTTTTGATTGTAGTCACATATTAACTCTGAACCGCACAGATAGCAAGACTGTAAAACGGAGAATATGTGCGGGGCGGATTTGCGCCGATTTGTGCATATTACAGCGTTTCCGGATATTGACAGATCGGCGGATGTGCTGTATAATCATAGTAATAGAAATCGGAATTTATTAGGAGTGACTTTGGTATGCAACTTGAAAATGAAAAAATCAACCGAGATAAATATTATTCAATTGGCTATTCTCCTGAATTAGATAAATATGTCCTTGCTTGTGTAGTTACTTGGATCGCTTGGTATAATAGGTATTATGAAATTTCAGAAGAAGAATATAATTCATTCGGTTCTGCCAAGTTGGATGAAATAGCAGATACTTTATATAAACAAGGTTGTAATTCTGAACGATTCTTATTCTCCGAGAAGAAAGAAGAAAACAATCAAAAGCAATTGGAATTGTGGAGTAAATTCTGATTTACGCGAATAATACACCATCAGCCTTCCTTTGTCTCGACCTCTTTCACAAGATCGGAATAAGGAATCTGCTGTCCGTTACGAATCACATACACGCCTTCGGCATTCCCGGTGTCCTCAACGTAGCGCCGGAGGATGACGGAGGCGTATTTTTCGTCAAGCTCCATCATACAGCAGATGCGGTTCATCTGCTCACACGCCATAAGCGTCGAGCCGCTGCCGCCGAAGGTGTCGATGACCACTGCGTTCTCCTGCGTGGAGTTGCCGATGGGATAACCGAGCAGGTCGAGGGGCTTGCTTGTCGGGTGGTTGGCGTTCCGCTTCGGCTTGTCGAAGTTCCAGATGGTCGTCTGCTTGCGGTCGGAATACCACTTGTGCTTGCCGTTTTGCATGAAGCCGTACAGCACCGGTTCGTGCTGCCACTGATAATCCGAGCGTCCGAGGACGAGGCTGTCCTTTACCCAGATGCAGCAGCCTGCAAGGTGGAACCCCGCATCGATGAAGGCACGACGGAAATTCAGTCCTTCGGTGTCTGCGTGGAACACATAAGCCGCACCGCCTTTTTCGAGGTGCGCCGCCATGCACTGGAATGCCGCCAGCAGGAAGTTGTAGAACTCCTCGTTCTTCATGCTGTCATTCTGAATTGTCAGCCCGCTGGAGCTTTTGAAAGATACACCGTAGGGCGGATCGGTCAGGATGAGGTTCGCTTTCGTATCGCCCATAAGTGTATTTACATCATCGGGGCTGGTCGCATCACCGCACATGAGGCGATGCCTGCCAACCGTCCACACGTCCCCACGCTCCACAAAGGAAGCCTTCTCAAGCGCTGCGGTCAGGTCGAAGTCATCGTTCTTCGCATCGCTGTCGGTATTATCGGAGAACAGGTCAGCCAGTTCCTTTTCGTCAAAGCCGGTCATGGAGAGGTCGTAGCCGAGGTCTTGCAGCTCCTGCATCTCCACGGCGAGAAGCTCCTCGTCCCAGCCTGCATCCAGCGCCATACGGTTATCCGCGAGGATGTAGGCTTTCTTCTGCGCATCGGTCAGATGGTCAACATAGACACACGGCACCTCCGTGATGCCTTCCTCCTTCGCCGCCATCAGGCGACCGTGACCTGCGATGACATTGTACTCCCGGTCGATAATGACCGGATTGACGAATCCGAACTCACGCAGCGAGGAACGCAGCTTCTTGATCTGCTCCGGCGAGTGAGTGCGGGCGTTATTTACATACGGGATGAGCTTGTCAGTGGCGACAAGCTGAAAGTCTGTTGTTGTTTTCATGTGTACCTCACTTCCTGCTGCGGAGTAACTGCTCCATCATATCGTCCTGCGGAGAGCCGTCAAACTTGGTGGTGCAATTCTGCTTCACGATATCGAAAATCTCGTACCAGAGCAGATTTGCCTGTTTCTGATAGGACTGGCTGAGCGATGCGAACGGCGATGCCACCACGCCTCCGGTCGTCGGGTGCTTACCGAGCAGACCATAGGTCGAGAGGGCTTCCTCACACTGGATAAAACGAGCGAACGCCAGCGAGTAGCTTTCGAGCAGACGCTTGTTCACCAGCTTTTCGCAGCCGCGATTCTTCAGCCATATCCATGTTTCCTTATAAATTTCATCAGCGCCGAGGGGCTTGCCGTCCTTCTGCCGTGCCGAGAGGTATTCACTCGGCGAGGGCATATCCTCACCGACAAGGTCTGCGGCATCATCGAGGTCAGCACCTTCCAGCGCGGTCGGGGTGAATTCGATGATGTCGGCATCCTCTCCTGCGGCAATTTTCTCGGCGAGGGGCTTCGGCTTGTCGCCTGCGCGGACTCTGCGTCCGCCACGGTTTGTACCGTCCTTTGCCATATCATCACCTGCCTATAAAAAATGCCGGAATCACGCGGATTTCGGCTTGTAAAATATTCGAGGGGTTAATAGGTCGTTTGAACCGGACTTTTTGCGCGTGAGAGGGGGCGCCGGTCTTGTGATCGCTGCTCCGTAGAGATTTCGATACCCCCACCGTGTAGCCCCCCAGCCCGCCCCATCAGTAGTGATATTCGGGATTTTTGTCTTCTGTTCCGGTCTTCTTATCGTGACAGGGCTTGCATAACGCCTGCCAGTTCGTGTCGCTCCACATCAGGTAGTGATCGCTACGATGTGGTACAATATGATCCACTACGGTTGCTGTCACAAACTTACCCTGCGCCAGACACTTCACGCACATCGGATGCTTTCGCAGATACGCCTTGCTGACACGCTGCCACTTGCTGCCGTAGCCACGCTTGGCGGCTGACGGACGTTCAGGGTGCAGGGGCTTGTGTTCGTCGCAGTACGCTCCCTCGGTCAGTCTCGGACAGCCGGGGTGCTTACACGGTTTCAGTGCCTTCCTCGGCATCGCCGACACCTCCTTCGGGCATAACAAAAGCCGCAGCGGTTTCCCACAACGGCTCTTTGCATTCTTTTACTCTTCTATTATAACACATATTGGGTGGCTCTGCAAGTATTCAAAGGGGGTCATTGCGGCTCATCATGAAGCATTTTTTCAAGTTCGAGTAGTGCGTCTGCCTTTCTGCGCTTAACGGTCGCAGTACTCAAAAGCATTTGCTTTGCCGTTTCCTGTGTGGTAAGGCCATGTAGAAAAATCAATTCCAGCACTTGACGTTCCTGCGGATCGGGCAGTGACATCAGCGTATGAGTAATCTCCAACTCGAGTGCCATGTGTTTTTCCCACTTCTGCTCCAACTCAGTCTTCATTTCCTCAATTTCATCGAGGTACTTCACAAAACGCGCCTCAGTTTGACGATTGGGACTGTTATGTTCTTCAAAGCTGCAGTCGGATATGCGCATCGCCATATCATGCGGCACTTTAACACTTTCAAATCAATATAACCAATTCAAACCGCATAATTTCGGCTTTTTTTGTGTCAAATTTTCTGAATTTTAGCGTTGTATGGTGTTGTATTTTTATTTC